GACTTCTTTAGTTTCTTTATCACGAAAACGTTTTAATACTCTATATTTAGCCATTATCATCATCCTTCTGGAGTTTCATCTAACACAACTTTTACAACTGCTTTTTTGTTGTCATCGATTATGAATTCGCCAGCTTTACCAGCACCTTGTAACGCTACTCCGTCGAAGTCCTCAGATTCGATTGTGCGAGCAGTATTAATACCAGTGAATGCTTTAGCAATGCCAGGAATGTAGATATATGCAATTTCATTTTGCTTGAATAAACGGTCCGGAACCCGTTGAATAGCAAAATCTTTGAACATCAACACTTGGTTACGTTCAATGTTCACAGACGAACCTTTTGCAGAATTTACAATCGGATGATCCACAATTGCGTTATAAAATTCCGGGCGCACTTTTGCGACTGGTTGACCGATCGCTTCAATGTTTGTGTAGTAAGTTGCTAAATCGTTAAATAGCTTCAACACTGCATCTTCGGAGTAATCTGCTAATGTTTCAGAATGCCCAGCGACGGACGAAATAAATTCAGCGTGTTTTGTATCGAAAAGTTTCATTTTTGCTTGTGCTTGTAAGTCTAAACGGTCAGCAATAGCAGCTTGCATATCATTGTTTACGGTGTGACGGTCAATACCTTCATGGAATACCCATTCCCAGCGATACGGAACAGGTGTATCTGTGTAGATGATTTCGGTACGCGGACCAAACCGAGTACTATTACCCGTTCCAGTTCCGAATGCAGTGTTTGCATCTTTATTGTAAGCAGAACCTACAACAACCGGAATATCGGATGTTTTAACATAGAAAGCCGTTTCATTGTGCTGCACTCCGTCAAGCGCTTCAATTTCTCCACCAACGAAGAAATCCCGGAAATATGCTTGTGTACGGAAAACTGCTTGCAACAATTGTTTAAACTGCGGTTGATAGCTACGAACTGGCTGATTTTGATTTGCTGTAGACATATTTGTATTCCTCTCCTTTTATCTTAATTTTGTTGATATTTCGCTAGCTTAGCAGCGAATGGATCGTTGTTATGTCCTTGTGTTTGATGCTGTCCTGTTGTGAAAGTTGGTTTTTGTTCTTGTTGTTGCTGTTGCTCTTCATCAAATAAATAAGGATCACTTTCTTTCAATGCAGATAACTGATCATCAAGATTAAGCAATTTTTCACCATCTAGCTTAATCTTTTCTAAATCAAGAAGAGCCTTTACTGCTTTCGGATTTTTAACTTTTGCACCTGTCAAAGCTTTCTCCAAACTAAAATCAAATGCTTGTTTCTCTAGTTTTTCTTGTAGCTCTTGAGCTGTCTTTTGATTTTCTTCTTTCAACCGGTTGATTTCTGCTGTTAATTCTTCGTTGTCTTTAGCCTTTTTTGATAATTCTTCAAGTTGTGTATCACGTTCTTGCAGTTGTTCTTTCAAGCTATCTCTTTCAGTCGTGATAGATTCTAGCTGTTCTTTTGTTTTATTCACTGTCTTTCCATGTTCAGCCATGATTTGATTGATAGTTTCATCTTCAAGACCTAAACCTTTTAAAAACTCTCTATTCATCAACGATTACCTCCATTGGTTACGTTTTTTAACGTGGGTTACGACCACGAACCGCCTTGCTCTTTAACGTCTACAAGTGCTAAAAAGACGAAAAAAGGACATAAAAAATAAGCAGTTTAATGACTTACTTAGGTCAAGAATGATTTCCTCCACGAACGATAACTCGTTCTTTGTCATAGCGACGAATCAATTTATTTTCTCTTACAAACTCTCTTAAAACAGCCTGTCGATTTCTTACAAGTCTTTTATAGCGCTGTATCGTTTCCTCGTCTCCGATTTCTTCAGCAAGCATAAGGGAACGTTTGGCTTTACGGATTTGTCTTTCGTAGTACCGCTGTTTTTGTGACAACTCCCTATTTCTTTTCATGTCAGCTTCACTGTATTGAATCTGGTTATTCACGTTTAAACCTTCAACATAAGGGTAGAACATATGCCTGCAATTAACACCCCTTAAGCCTCCCGGAGTACCATATCCAAATTCATAAATGGATGGATAACGTGATGTATTTTCTCCTGGTGGTTTGATGGATGCAACCCTTCCCTGAATCGGTGCACATGCTTCCCTCGGGTCAGGATGACTACTAACTAAAACAAGATCCACACCGTAATCTTCCATTCGTGACATTCGTAATTCGTTGTAAGTACGATTGACTGTCGAACGAATAACTGTATCTGCATAGCGTTCTAAGCTCCATACATGCCCACCTTTATCAATGAACGCTGTTTCTACACCTTTATTTGCCCATTTTATGACCGTTTCAGCAATAGCCTTATTAATTGTCGTTGTTCCTGCTAAAACTCTTCCTGTCGTCTCCTCGACGATTTTGCGGTACATTCTTGTAACAGTGCCCTCACCGTAATTTGTAGTAATTAATGTTTGATTGACAAAGTTATCAATCTCCCGGAAAGTCTGCTGGACATAAGTCGCTAGTATCGTGTCAATATGACTTGTAATTGGCAAAGGTTCAAAGGCATATCTCAACTCACTATCTACACTTTCAATTGTTCTGTATCCAACTTCCTCAATTGCTTTGACGATTTCTTTTTCTGCTAATCCAGTAGCTTTGGCCAATGCTTTTATAGTCTCTTGATTAAGCATTCTTAATTCTTGCATTCTTTCAATTTGCCAGTGCAAAATATCATCTTCGCTAATACGTCCACCTGCTTTTAACCGCTTTGCTACTAAAAGAAATATCTCATCCTCTAAAGCACGGTAAATGTCGGCTACTGGTTCGGTAAACAAATCTAATTGATAAGGGGTGATTTTCGGTTCTTTCGGGTCCAATTAAATCACTCCTCTTGTCCAAACATAGCACCTTGAGCACGCAATTCCTCTAATTCAGGCGACTGCTGTCGTTCCTCTTGAATGATTTCCTGTATTATCTCCAATGCTTCTTCCTCGGTCACACCTTGAACCTTCATAATAGCTCGTTTCTTAGACTGCAAGCCAGCTGATACAAGTTGAGTTTGTTGGTTAATCTCAGCGCCCTTATCCTCGGCAATTGAATCGTCAAAGGTAACAGCGACTTCGTATTCTTCAGGAGCATTAATCATTCCGTATAGCACACCCATGGCCACAATCGAGTCAATTAATTCTTGCAATGCTTCTTCAATGATATTTTCGTGGGATTGTTTACTTTTGAACGTCTTAGATTGCTCAGAAATGACCTCGGTAGCAGTTTTCATACTTTGGCCATCAAATGTAAAGGTCCCACTCGAAAAACCCGTTTGCATGGCGAATAAGTTCAGTAAAGCATTAATGGCAGCAATATGCTCTTCAACACGTAATTCAACCGAAACATCTTTAAATTCGCTTTTGTCCATGTCACCAAAAGCAAATGCTTCATAAGTTTCGTCGGTTGAATCAAAATAACGAAGTGCTTTACCGCTATCTGGATCAATTACTGTTTTCACCGCATAAGCTGGAACAATAATTCGTTTTCTTCCTAGACGAAACTCACGATGGAATGAATCAAATGCAGTATCAATTGCTTTCAATGTGTCTAGAGCATTGGCAAAAATCGAAATCCCAAGTGGGCTTTGTAAATCGATGTTATTGGCGATGTTGGGTTTGAAATATGCAAATAACGGCTGATTCAAACCGTCTATTTTCACTTCTTCCTCTAAGTCCGGGAAAAACTGTGCTAACGGTACTTTAACACCTAAATCAACGCCGCTTTGAGATTCATAAACTTCATTTCGAATAATGTAATGTCCGTTTTCCCATAGATGCCATTCTAAATGCGTGTATTTCTTGTTCCTTTTCTTGAATTCATAAGGGAATACTGCTTCATTTATGGTATCGTTTCTCCATGAAATTGGAATGAAACAATCAGCTGTCACAAATGAAAGCATGATTTTGTCATTTTCTACATATGGCTTAATGACCATACCACCATGAGCAAACATGTATTCAATATAGTCCTGAAACTTTTTATCAAATTTATTGTGTTTGAAAACTTCATGAATAAATTCTGATACGGTTTCATTATCAATACTAATTTCGCATTTTTCGTTATAAACCAATGAAGCCATTTCAGAAGATACGATTTTCCCCATATTTAGAGTAAGCATTCTCCGTTGTTTCGGACCATCTATTGTTTGATACTGTACATCATGCCATTCGCTATAATATCCTTTGTACAGCGCCTTCCATACTTCGATTTTCTGGAACATTTCTTCGTTTTGAGATATGTCCTTATGGTCTGTTACTTTTTCAATGCTTTTTAATAGCCCAATCCTAATCAACCCCTTTCGTAAGGCGCTTATTATTTTTTGCCACATTATATCACCGCCTTATAGTACATATCTTTTATAAAAATAGTTAACGCTATATCTAAATTCGTCCATAGCATGGTTCCAGTCATCAACTGGCTTTCCTGTTTTCTCATCACGCACATACATTCCGATTTCTTTCACAAAATGGTAATGATCATATTTATCTGTATCTACCAGGAAGAACTGTTCGTTAGTAATAGCGTTTTGTGCTCTTTCAATACCTACCTCAATCCCTCCGCCTTGTTTCTTAGCGTCAGAAGCGTTATTATCTGCTCTTGATGTCATTATCCCTATTTTGTGTAATTCTTCTCGTAACGACTTACAAGCAGGGTCAACAAATACTTCTGTATATTTCATTTCAAATTTTTCAATGCAATAATCCATAAAATGTTTTATTTCTTGAGCATAGGTACTCATAGCCTTAACTTGACCAGTATCTCTGCCGGAATGATAATAGTTAGCCACTCGATTTAAACGGAATTTGTCTTTGTATCTGGTAACAATATTGCAACTACATGAAGTAGCATCTGATTGTCCACCATCAGCGACAAAGTACATTTCAAAAGGTTTCCCAAGTAATGTATTCTTTGTATTCTTCTCCATATCAAACATGGAGTAAATAACACCCTCTGGCATTACCCTTTTTCCGAACCAGTCACGATCTAACAAATAAGAATTCTTTTTCAATGTTTCATAGATTTCTTGTTTACGCTCTTCGCTAATAATTGGATTGTCTTGAATGGTCCAATGTGTCCAGCGTGTATTTTGTACGTCAAATACATCGCTAATAACTGGATGGTTTGGTGCTGGTGGGTTAAGGTCTGCTAAATGGTACCTATCTTGTGCAGCAAAGGTACGTCTAAAACATTCTTGAATCATGCTCATGTGAAGAAGGTTAATCTCACAAAATACAACACTGCCTAACGACATACCTGTAATTGCACCGACGCTATTCGATTTTCCTCCACCTTTGTAGTAAACCTTTTTAATTCCGTTCGGTGTATGGATTTGCAAATGGGAACCGTGTTCATCGTGTTTAATTTCAGCTAAATCACCGAATATGTGCATTAAACCTGTTCCGTCACCATCAATAAACAATCGGTAAGCTTGTTCCTGGTTATAAGCAACGATTAAATGGTTATGGTCTCTTGTCCATGTTAAATAATCAGCATAACGGAAATGTCCCGCCGTTGTTTTACCACTTCTTGGCGTTCCTTCTAAAACATCTAACGTATGGTCAAATGGCCTGTATATGGTTTCTAGTTGTTTAGGTGAGAATATAATTTGTTTACTCATTTATTCTCACGCTCTTTCATCATTTGTTCATATTGCTTACGACCTTGAATAAGTGCTTCAAGCATAGATGTATCCTTCTGAACACCTTTAATTTGTTTAGTACGTTGTTGAGTGAGTTCAGTCTCAGCTTTAACTTTTTCCATGGAAACAAGGTCTTTAGCATCAAAAATATTGAGCGTTTGACGTTGCATTTTTTGAATCTTATCCATAGCGTTAACCACCGTTAACAACTTCGATTCATTCAAAGCGTCCAATGTTTCCATTTCAATCGTTTCTCTATAACCTAGATCGTCACCGCTTTTTAGCTTATCAACGTATTTGTAGAACTCATTTTCATCAGATAAGGCATCTTCAATCACCTTCAGCAACTTATCAGACACCATAAAATGCCTTGCTGTTATTTCGGCAAGGTTATCGCTTATAAGTTCGGCTGATTTTTCAACGGTTTTTCGTGACGTGTTTGTGATGTGTTTTTCTCTTTTGCCTTTCCAATCATTCTCAGCTGCATACCGCCTTAAATAGTCATATGATACATTGTACTTTTCAGCCAAATCTTTTAATGTGCATGGTTTTTTACGAATATCAGTAACGTACTCATTTTCTATATCGATCCATGATATTTCATTTTCTGAGGTTGCAACTTTTTTACTTCGGGTTGCTTTTGAGGTTGCAACCCTGTCAGTTGCACCCCTTGACCATTTTTCTCGGCTTTTTCGACTTTTTAATGTGCCTAATTTCACGCCATGCTTTTCTGCCAGGTCTTTTAGGGTAATGTTGGATGTTTCCCATTCTTTTTTGATTAAAACCCAGTTAGGCATTTACATGTTCACCGCCTCCAATAGAAAAACACCTACAAATACATGCAGGTGCTTAATCGATTCATATTCCGTTCTAACCGGGGAGATTATTCCGCCCCGTCTCCTGCCTCCCATTTTAGCATGCCGATTTTCGATTTTTAAAATTCGTCCCATCTGTGCCATTTGTGCCATTTGTATCAGTTAACTGTTCAACAATAGAATCCCTGAGTCTTTTGATATGAGAAGAAGAAAAACCCATATGTTGACCAATCCAGCGATAACTTTTTCCCTCGAGTAACCAATACAGCACTTCACTTTCTCGTTCGTCTTGTATTCTTTCGATACGGTCCTGAATAATCTTTATCTCTCTTTCATAGCGTTCTATTCGTTTCCAACGTTTACTACGTCGAACGACTTCTTGAAAAACCGGGTCACCACTCTGCCCATGTGCTTTTGGCAAAGAGGCTTCAATTCCATATTGTGCCGATAGATTTCCGCCTATTTGTTTAAGTGCTTCCCGTTCTAGTTTGATACTATTCAACATCCAGTGGTAATTCTTTAGTATCTCCTCAATTTCTTTTTTATTCATCAGCTCCGACCCTCCTCTGCCTTTTTATCCGCAACCCAACCAAATACCTTGGGGCACCCAGAAAACGGACACAGGCCGTCTTTACTCGCCCAAATACACTTCCTACAAAACTTATATCTATAAAATTCGGATACTTTCTTTTTCTTCCGCATATTTTCATCCCTTTCAAATAAAAAAGGACACCAAACGACGCGTAAAGCATTCATTCAGTGTCCTGGGTTCTTCCCTCAGACAATTATTCAAATTTCTTCTTGACCGTTTAAACGAGTTCTTTGACTTCGAATGACATCATGAATTCTCCCGTCCTTCCAAATGAACGTATCTTCACCAAATTTTCTTGGTGTAACTTTTGTTAAGTAGCCGTCTTTCACGATATATAATGAGTTTTCCATAAGACTAATCTCAGCAGTCATTTTTTCTACGTCTATTTTCAAGAGGATCACTCCCATGTTAAAATTGTTATAGTCGAGTACTTGAGCCGGGAGTGGTCCTGGCTTTTTTAAATCAATTCTTCTGCTTTTGCCAACCGCTCTTTCCACTCTTGTAAGTCTTGTTTATTTGTTTTCATTTGCCACTCTCACTTTCTTACGGATTGTTCATTAATTCACTTCAAAAATATTTAATTGATGATTGCTTTCGCATACAGCCGGATTCATCCAAAGAACTTCTTCTTTTACTTGCGCGGCTTCTGTTTTAACCATTTTTGAAAGTTTTGTCCAATTGGTAAGCAAATCGTTATAAATCTCGTTATTATAACCACTTAATAAAACAAATCCTTTATGTTTTTTAAGCACTTCAAGCAATTTAATGTGTTGCTCATCATTCATTTCATGCGCATAATATTTTTGCCTTCTTGTCTCAATTACATATGGTGGATCCGCATAGATTAGACAGTTTTCTCGGTTATAGCGACTAATTAGCTGAATTGCATTTTGATTTTCAATTTGAACATTTTTTAATCTTCTTGTTGCCTCGAGAATTACTCCTGGTAATATGTTCCAATCTGGCAAAGCGTTAATAGTAACAGTATCAATGTTATGTCTCCATCCAGTGCGCTCTGATGTTTTTCCGCCTCTGGCCATCCAACAACGAATTAAGAAAACTCTTGCCCTTTCAATGTCAGATAGTTCTTGCTCTAATAACTCAAATGACTGATAGTATTCTTCCCTTGAATAAGGAGTAAATTCTATTAATCTAGCCAATTCCTGTGGCTTTTCTCGAATCACTTTAAATAAATTGACAATATTACCGTCAATGTCATTTACTGTTTCAATTTTTGTAGGTGGTTTATTGAATAGAACAGCTCCACTTCCGAAGAATGGCTCTAGGTATACATCGTGTTCTGGCATTTGCTGAATAATCCACTTGGCCATATTCCATTTTGAACCAACATAATTTAAAATACGTTTCATATTGTCCCTCCTTTGCCGCGCAATTTTCTTCTCTATTACGAATGGACCTTTTCTTCAATGATCCTTATTTTCGGTATTTCCGGTCCGCCAAATCTTTTGCAATCGCGCCCAAACCTGCTGGTACAATTTCGATACAACGGGCAAAACCAAGCACATGTCATTAGCTTATCTTCCTCTTTCATCCAGTGCTTACGTCCGTCAATGATAACAACATTCATTATACTGAATTCACTTCCTTAGACAGTTTTAAGTATGCTAATTGCCGCAAAGGATATATTTCTTTGTTTAGTAGATTGATTTCCTCATTCAGGCGGATGATCTCTTTTGATTGTTTCTGTAACTGATTTTCCAGATTTGCATTCAATTTTAATGCTTGGTCTTTTGCTTGAAGTGTATAGTTGAATTGATCGTCAAGTTCATAATACTTTCCTTGCCATTCTGTGATTTGCTTGTGAGCGTCGATTACTTCCTTTTTTAGATTCTCAATTTCCTTCTTAAGCTCTTCGATTTCAGATACCGGTTTTTCGGCAGATTTTGGCTCATTTTCGCGTTTTTCTACTCCTCTAGTACTATAAGTATCAGGAACATCTTTTTGTTCATTCTGGGCAATTTCTAAGGCTTTAGCGATTTTCTCTTTCCTCGAGTGTTTCCAGCTCCAAAGTTGTTGTTCTGTTAACCCTAATTCTGCGGCAATTTCTTTTTCTTTTTTGTTTTGCAATTTCAATTCCACGTATTGTTCAATTGTGATAGGTAACTTTTTAACCGGCATGTTCTCACGCTCCCTTAATATTTCATCAATGCTTTTCCCTGCTTTGTATTGTTCAAGTTCATCTGGTGTAAGTTTTGTCGTTTTTACCGATGTGTCCCAAGTTTCTTTGTATGGTCTTGTTCCGAATCTCAAAGGGCCCATCTTATACGGTGAGAGTTTTATAGGAATTGCCATTATTTCACCTTCCTTTCAAAAATCAAAGGCAAGTAATCTAATAAAATTCCATTCTTGCTTTTCACAAGGTCACAATTAGTCAGGAAGTATTCATATGGGATTGATTTTCTTCCCCCGTTTTTTGCCGATAGGAACCATTTTTCGAGTTTGTCGATAGATAATAGGTAAACCTCATGTTTCTTCGCAAATTCGACCAATATGAACGAAATGCCGCCATTTTGTTTCCACTGTTTCAAAAATTTCACTTGATGATCTTCTATATTTGCCAGAGGGAAACGAGTTGTTTCCCTTGTGCTTTTTGCGTCAAAGGCAATTGCTCGACCGTTTGCGATACCGATATAGTCTACCGTTGACTTTTCTTTTGGAATCGCCCTGCTTCTTTTTGTTCGCTTGTCGTAAAATACTTTCCAAGGAGTCGGCACCTTCTGAATAACTGCTCGA